GTGCGAATTAGTAAGTCATTGTTTTTAAACACTTTTTTCATTTACCCCCATATACATAAGGGTTTTTTGAACATTTGCCTTAAAAAATGGCGTAAAATGATAGGTAGTTTTTCCTACTTTTTCCCATTTTCCGTGCAGATTGGTAAGTCATTGTTTTTAAACACTTTTTTCATTTACCCCCACATACATAAGGGTTTTTTGCATATGTAGCTAATTAGGGGGTTTTATATTATTATGAGGTCAATAATCTTATGTCAAGAAGAAAAAACGAAGTTAAACTAAGTACAGAATTAACTCCTAAGCAACGGGCTTTTGTAGATATATTGGTTGCTAACTGGGGAAACATATCTAAAGCTGACGCTTGTTTACAAGCGGGTTATACAACTAAAGACCCGAATAGAAAACCTTTTGAAATTGCCTCACGACTTACAAACCCAGAAATTAATCCACATATTTGTAGGTACTTAGAAAAAAGATTATCTCAAGAATTAAATAAATATGAAAAAGACAAATTACGCTCATTTAAAAATTTTGAGAGAATAAGAATTAAAGCTGAAGAAAAAAACCAATTAGCCTCAGCAATTAATGCAGAATTTAGAGCGGGTCAAATGGCGGGTTTTTATATTGATAAAAAAGAAATTAATCATATTGGATTAGAGGGAATGAATAGAGAGCAATTAGAAAAAAGACTGTCGGAATTAGAAAAAAATATAAATGAAAATAAACAAATTATCGACATTACAGCAGAAACAATTATTGAAAAATAGTGATTGGAAAAACTTTATTAATCAATTTAATAAAGTACATAACAATCATATCAATTCAAGCGTTGGCAACGTACAAATAAAAACAAATGATAAAAAGAAAATTAATAAATAAAAAAGCAAAAAAAGAAATAGAAAAATATCCATTAGTAGTGATTAAATGGTATGACATCACTAGTGATAGTACGTGGCAATCAATAGACGATTTAACCAATGCAAAATTGCCAATATGCACTACAAAGGGGCATTTATTAAGCCATAATAAAGGCATTGCAAGGGTATTTAGTGACTACGCCCTTAAAGATGAAAAAACGGGCGTAATTGATGAAATAGCCAACACTACTTTAATACCTAAATCAGTAATAATTGATATTAAAAAGATTTAACTAAGTCGTATTTTAAAAGTTTATACCCATCTGCAAACTTTTTATTTAAAGTTAATTTTAAATGTTTTAAATTATCAAAATAATAAAAAATTTCATAATCTGGTATTCCAAATTCATCTTCTTCTTTATCTTCAATAAATTTTCCAATACTTGCATAAAATGTTTTTATATTATTATTATCCCATAAGTCTTTAACTGTTATGTTTGCCCCTATTATTTTATTTTTCATTTTAACCTCTTAATTTTATTTTCTTTATAGTAATTAATTAAATGCTCTATTGTTTTAGCATAACTTAATTTTACGTCATAAATGTTATTTGATAAGTCGGTTAACTCATCATAAACTTTTTTATGTACGCTAATGGGCTTATAATTCGTAAATTCATAAGCCGTTTTTTCTTGTCTATTGCTCATATTTTATTTTCCTTTTTTGTTGTTAATAATGGACTATCAATATCTTTTAAACGTCTTAACCATTGTTTATAGGTCTCGAGCATTTTAAAATTATATTTTTTTAAGTAATATAATTGATATTCTTTATATAAGTTTTTCATTTTTTTCCTTTGTTATTGTTTATTTAACCCACTTATCAATACTGTATTTATTAGCATCGATGCGGGTAGCCTTATAACTTTTATCAAAATTATCATTTTTAGTAAAATAAATAATCTTAATAAAATTCTTTAATACAACTATCAATAAAACTATAAAAATAATTGTTATACATATGTTGTAAATCATTTATAAAACTCCATTGTTTTTTACAATTATTTTATTGCCCTCTTTTTTCATATTCCCCGCTATTAAATGCAACTTAAATATTAGGCTTTCATAGCGTTCAATATTTAAGCCTATTTCATTTTTTTCTAATTCTTTAGGCTCAATTATTTCATACCATTCGTTTAAAGCGTCTATTAAGTTTAAAGCGTCTTTTTTTGTTATTGTCATTTTTTTCCTTTTTTTTGTTAATTGTTTATTGGTTCAGCGTCTTTAAAATCTCTCTCAATAAAAATTGGTTCACCTTTTAAATCATAACCCGCCTGTTCAATTAATATTTGTTTAGCCTCTATTTTGTTTTTTGCATATACCTTATATTGCATAATTGCGGGTATATCATAAACAAAGTATTTATATTTTTTTTATTTATTTGTTTTTTCATTTTGTTTTATCCTCTATTGTTAGTTTACATTTACTACAAAGCCCGTTTTATCGGTTTTTGCATTGCCCTTAGTTGCCAAGCCTACTATTACGCCCTTAGGCTCTAAAAACCTAAGGTCGCTAATATCCCCGTCTATTACGGGTCTATTTAAATAAGTTTTAGGCAACTTACCATTAAAAACAACCGCTATATTAAAAGCCGTTGTTAATAATTCTTTTATTTCATTGTCATTAGATTCCGATTTACTAAAAGTTAAATGATAATTATTAGGCAACTTAACACTTAATCTATTTTTAATTTTTGTATAATCATAGAATATAATATCGGGGTTTAATTCCATTATGTTTTTGCCGTCTTTAACTGGATACCGCTCCCATAATAAATCTGACGTACCATTTAAACGTATAGCGGGTTTTAAACCTTTTTTAATAGCCCTCTTTTTAAAGTTTTTAATCTCATTATCTAATTGTAATAAAAATTTTTGGCGGTCTTTTAAAAAATAATAAGTTTTATTTAAACGGCTTTTTTGAGTAAATTCAAATCGACCTCGACCGCTTGTATTTAAACACGCTATAGAGCAACCTACTGACGCTTTAGGGCATATATTAACCCCGCTTAATTTGTACGGGGCTAAATGTAAAATTGCGGTTAAATAACCTAATTCAATGCTCTTAAGCATTTTAGTGTTATTAATGCCTAAGAGCCTTTTTTGCGGTTTATATTCCATTTATGCAACCGCCTTTAATTCAACTTTTTTGATTTTTTTAATTAAATAATCAGTTGCTTTATATGCTCGAGTTAATGACGAGGTTAAAAACTTAACGTCATTTTTTAAGGCTTGTATCCAACTTTTAATATATAAAGCGTGGTCAACCCGAATTGTTTTTTCTAAGTTGAATTTTTGGCATAACATTATTGAACCACATTCCGCAATTAATTCCTCAAAGGCGTATGATTGCTGGGCATTATCTTTAAATTTTTTGTCATTATCTTTAAAGCGGTCTAAACGTTGGTTATGCCCAGTTGAGTGTATTAATTCGTGAAATAATACAGAATAATAGTTGCTTGTCTCATCGCCGTATGACGTTTTAATAAAATTCTCTTTATTTGTCATATGGATATAATCAGTCGTTTTAGCATAATAGCAACGCCCTTCGTTGCTATGTTTAATAACAACGCCCGTATCGTTAACAAAGCTATCTATTTCTTGAATAGATACAACTTTATTAACATTGTCGGAATTATCAAATTTAACTTTACATTCTGACAAATCAACTTGAGCAATATTAAAAACTGGCGTTGCTTTTAAAAATGGAATGACATCCTCTTTATTTGTTTTTTCATTCTCTTTTTTAAACGTGCCGTAGTATAAAACCTTAGCTTTATGAGCCTCCCCTTTAATTATTTTTGCTCCTATTTTGCTCCAGTCGAGATAAGATGCCCATAAATTTTGAGAGTAATTATTTTGATTAGCAACCCAGTTTAAATTAAAAAAATTCGTGCTGTTATAATGTTTACCAGTCACGGCATTACTAGGCATATTTTTATTTCTAAACATCTCATCCCATTTTTTAGGGTTATTCTCTAATTGCTCAACTAAGTTGTCACGAATAGTTGTTAAATATTCCTTAGCTGATATTTTATTCAAGTTATTAGTCATTTGTTTACCTTTGTTAATTGTTTAATACTCATTTAACTAATTTAATTTGATACAAAATAAAAGAAAAAAATGCAAAATATTACAAAATAAAAGATAGTAAAAACAATAGGATATTGACCCTTTAATTATTCAATTATAAGTTGCATTTAATGAATAAAACAACTGAAAGTGATATTTATAAACTAATTAAAAAAGCCGTAATTAATCTTAAATTAAACTGTCATTTAACTAGAATTGAGAGCGGAATAACTTTAAATGGTATACCAGATTTATATATAGTTTATCATTCTAAATTGATTAATAAATCAATTAGTTTTTGGTTGGAATTAAAAACCAATAACTCTAAAAATTGCAATGTCTCTAAGTATCAATTCAACTGGATATTAAAACACAGTAAGGCGGGGGGCGTTGCCTATATCCTCAATAAGCCCCTCGAGGAGCGGGGGCTTAAACTCTATAGGGTTGAGCCGTGCAACGTGTTAACTGAGCAATTAAGCATAGACTACAGCATCACGGGCATTGCTAACGTATTTGAATGGGTCGCCAAAAAACATTGCAATCATTAATATAATTCCGATAATCTTTACTTATCACTTATGATAATATGTAATATAATCTAGCATAGTTTAGCCGTGAGCCGTGCAACCTACGGTTGAGGCTCAATATCCAAGCAACAATAAAAGTTTTTTAATGCAACTTTTACGTGAATATTTAAAAAAAAGAGTAGCTTTCCGAGGGACTATTGTGCAGGACTTATACATACAGTACAGTTGATTTTATTATGGAGCCTAATTTAACAAATGTTGACCTGTTAACTACGGATCAATTACGAGAGAAAGTTGAGCGTGCATGGATCCAACATATTAAGCTGTGCCAGGATAATTTTTTATATTTTGTAAAAGAGATGTGGCCTGACTTCATCTTTCGTAAGGAAACAAATAGGACCCGATGGGGACACCACCAGATAATCGCTAATGAATTTACTCGTATAGCAAATGAGAAAAAAGGGAGGCTCGTTATTAATATGCCCCCACGTCATACTAAATCTGAATTTGCCTCCGTGTACTTTCCTGCTTGGATTATAGGAAAATATCCTAAGATGAAATTAATGCAGGTATCTCACAACGCTGAGTTATCTGGAAGGTTTGGTAGTAAGGTTCGTAACTTGATTGACTCACCACAGTATAAACAAATCTTTGGTGATGTGAGGCTTAGAGAAGATTCTAAAGCTAAAGGTAGATGGGAAACAAATCACGGCGGTGAGTATTATGCTGCAGGTGTTGGTGGTTCCATTACAGGGCGTGGTGCAGATTTATTAATTATTGATGATCCACATACTGAACAAGACTCATTGTCTAATACTGCAATGGAGAGAACGTATGAGTGGTATTTATCAGGACCCAGACAGCGATTACAACCAGGTGGTTCCATCTTGTTAGTTATGACTAGGTGGGCTGAAGATGATCTTACTGGTAGATTAATTAAGGCTCAAGCAGAACCTAAAGCAGACAAGTGGAAACTAATTTCATTTCCAGCAATTTTAGATTCAGGAGTCCCTGTTTGGCCAGAGTATTGGAACCTAGAAGAATTAGAAAAAGTAAAAGCTTCATTAAGTATTAGGAACTGGTCTGCTCAATATATGCAGAATCCTACATCTGAAGAGGGGGCTATTATAAAACGA